ACGCCGCTCGTTTACGAACAATGTGCGCGGCGTGGGTGGACGGCTTCGCACGGGTCGGGTCAGGACGGGTTTTATCATATCGACAACGGCAGGCGCACTCGCCGCTTCGTCTCAAAAATTGAAGGAGCGCAAGCCGGATCGGACGGGTTAAAGTGCGCGTATTTCTTTTTCAGCAACGAAGGCATCAAGGACAAGCTCGCGTCACTCCGCCAGGCTGACGCTGTGCCGAAATGGGAAGTTGCGCGGGACGTGTCCGAAGACTATCGCAAGCAGATGCTGTCGGAGATGAAGAAAGATGTCACGAACTCGAAAACAAAACAAGTCGAGCAACGATGGGTGCGCATCGGCGGACGTCCGAACCATCTTTGGGACTGCGAGTGCATCGCACTCGCGTCCGCGATGCTGGCGGGAGTTTTGCCGATAGGTGAGAATTGACACAACGAACTTTTAAATGGCGATGCACAAATCATTCTTCGGTCTTCCGGTTGCGACATTGCAAGAATTGCAGACCGATTTCACGGCTTGTCTAAAAGCGATCGCCATTGCAGGCGCAAGCTACAGCATAGCAGGCCGAAGCTTCACTCGCGCCAACCTTGCCGAGGTCGCACAGACCATCAAAGAGTTACAAGCCGCTATTGACAACGCCAGCGGGAATAGGGTATCACGTTACACGCCGACCTTCCCGACGCAACGACCATGACTCAAGACATCATCACCAAAGCCATTTCGTTCGTCTCTCCCAAGGCCGCTCTTGACCGCATGGTTAACCAGGCGAAGCTACGCAATTTCGGGCGCTTTGATTCAGCATTGACGAGCGAAAAGCGCGGGATCAGTCGCGGAGTTAGCGGTGGCGAAGACACGGCAGGAACTCGCGAACGCTTCGCGCTCATCCGAGCCGCTCGCGATCTCGCTGACAATTTTCCGCCTGTCCGTTCGCTCCTTTTAAAATTTGCAACCTACGTCTCCGGTCGCATCGCTTATCAAGCACGCACCGGCGACCGCGAAGCCGATACAGCTATTGAAAGGTATTGGCAACGGTGGTGTAACGAGTGCGATTTCCTAGGCAGGCACAACTTCACAACGCTTTTACAACTCGCTGTAACGGCCATCCTTCGCGATGGAGATTGTGGATTCATCATCGTCCGCGACGGCGAAGACCTAAAATTGCAAAGCGTCGAAGCCGACCGCATCGGATCGCCTTACGACCGCACGGATACGGATAAATATATCGGTGGAATAAATGTTGACGACTATGGAAGACCCATTTCATACACAATTTTCACGCGTACTATTAATAACCAGTATATTTCTCCTACTGATATTGTTGCAAAAGAATTTATCCACCTATTCGACGCAGCAAGACTTGACGAATATCGCGGGCGCTCTGCTTTCGCTACTGCGCTGAACGCAACGAGAGACTTGCAAGAAGCGATCAAGGCCGAAGTGCAGGCGATCAAATACGCGAGCTATCAATCCGGCGTCATCACCACCGAGAGCGGAGCCGCAGACGCTGGCGACTACTTTGCTCGCGGAAACACGAACGATCAAGGTCAAGTCGCACGCCTTCAGTCGCTCGATCCTGGCACGGTCAACTATTTGAGCGCAGGCGAGAAAATGGAAATGTTCAAGTCGGACAGACCGACCGGAGCATTCGGAGAGTTCATCCGCTTGGTGCAGGCGCACATTTGCATGGCAGTCGGCTTGCCATATGGATTTGCATTCGACGCCGACAAGAGCGGCCCTATGGCTCGCATGGAGGCCGCGATGGCAGAGCGAACATTTCTTCGGTGGCGTGGACTCTTGGAAGGTCAGTTCCTCAACAGGATAAAAAATGTTATCTTACTCGACGCCGCATCTCGCGGACTCATTCCAGATTCCGAATACTTGCTTGATGGCCGTTGGTGCTGGCCAGCCAAAGTTTCGATTGACTACGGACGCGAGGCCAATGCCGACATCGCTTTGTGGAAAGCTGGATTGAAGACAGCAGGACAGATTTACTCCGATATGGGTGAAGACTACGAGGAAGCACTTCGCGCACGCGCCAAGGAAGCGAACATGATCAAGGAACTTGGTCAAGAGTTCGACATCCAACCCAACCGCATTTCTGATTCCGTTCCGATTACTGCTATCGACACCATCTTTGACGAGAGCAAGAACGAAGCACCGCCGCTCATCGAGAGCATCGGCATCGGCGGTACGGATGCGCTTTCCGGCATCCTTGCTTCGCTCGGTCGCGGAGAACTTTCAGCGGAACAAGTCGCCGTCATCCTTCGCGTTGTCTTCGGAATGGACGAGGAGAACGCAAACAAAATCATCAACGCCGAACCGGCAAAGCCGCAGGCAGAACCAGCACCGTCAGCATTCGAGGCCGATCAGAACAAGCCTAGCAAGGGCATGATCGAAGAGGCCGCTCGTGGCTTAAAGTGGCGCGAAGAATACAACCGAGGCGGAACCGAGGTCGGAGTCGCACGCGCTCGCGACATCAGCAACGGCAAGAACTTATCCGACGATACCGTTAAAAGAATGCACTCGTTTTTTTCACGGCACGAAGTTGATAAAAAAGGACAGGGGTTCACTCCAGATGAAGACGGATTCCCATCCGCAGGCCGCATTGCATGGGCATTGTGGGGCGGAGACGCAGGGCAGACTTGGGCCGCTGATAAGGTCAAAGGAATGCAGGCATCGCAGCCCGAACAGATGAAAGTATCGCTCGCCGTTCGCGATACGTTCGGACGCATCACCGGCTTTGAAACAAAGCACGAACTCGTTATGCCGACTCCAGAAAAAGACGAAGAGCAAGACGACTTCATTGGCCGTTGCATGGTAAGCGGAACGATGTCGAGCGAATATCCAGACGAGAGCCAGCGCGTAGCCGTATGCTCTGCACAATGGGAGAAAAAATAATGATCACACACGGAATTGCACTCGAAGCAAAAAAGGCACTCATCACCGGCGTTCACCAACCCGGCGACGACTATCGGATCGCGCTTTACAGCGCATCGGCAAAGATCGGGCCGACGACAAAAGCCTACACAACCGAAGGCGAGATCAAGGGGCTGGGCTACAACGCTGGAGGCGTAGCACTAAAGGGACATCGCACAGGCATCATCGGCAAAAATGCTTTTATAACATTTGATGACGTTGTCCTAAAATCCGCAACCTTCGCCGCAGGTGGAGCGATGATCTACAACGCCAGCAAGGGCAACGCAACCTTGTGCGTTCTCAACCTTGGAGCCGAGCGGCACGTCTACGACGGCGCGTTTGAACTCAAATTTCCCAAGCCAACCGAAACCAGCGCACTCATTCTTTTAGCTTAAATATGAAACCAACCAACCCAATCGTCATCGACGGCAAGACCTACGATCTTTATACAATGACACTCGCAACAGCGAGTCGCTACAACTCGCCAGACCAACAGGACGCGAGCGTTGTATTGACGCTCACGCCGACACGCTTTGAAGGCGACCAAGTCGAGCAGTCGCAAGAAAACAATCGCACGGTTCTTTTCGGTTCGCTTGCCTCCGCTTCGCAACCAGCAGTCGTCGCGGTCGATGAAGTATCCGCCGCAATCCAAAAATTCATTTACGCGGAAGGGCTTTAAAATATGGCCGTCATCAAAGCTCAAGCATCTGGAAACTGGAGCGCAGTTGGAACATGGAGCGGCGGCGTAGTGCCAACGCTCAACGATACCGTCTACGCGAATAGCTTCACAGTAGCACTTGATCAATCCATCGACTTGACCGGCTCAACCGTGGACACATCTGGCTCGTTTATTCCGGGACAAATCTACATGGTCGTTTCGCTTGGAACGACCAACTTTGCATTGACGGCAAACTGCATTGCTCCAGGAACAAATGCAGGAACTCCGGTCGCGATCACCTCAGCAGTCGGTCAGATTTTCCAAGCCGTCAACGCAGGCACAGCAACCACCGGCACGGCTCGCCGCATGGGAGCTTTGTTGAACTACGTCAACACGCCGCTGACTATTGCAACGGGCGGCGGATTCACACTAGCGGCAAACTGGAATATCACGGGTGCATACATCCAAGCAGGCTCCGCGAATTGCTTGACCGTTTCCGCAGCCGCAAGCTCGACACTTGCTGGTTGCCGTGCAACAGGCTCGGCAGTTAACTTGTCGACTCGCGCTATTGCATTTTCATCAAGCGGAACATTAACGCTCGATGGCATTGTCGCAATCGGCGGAAGAGTGCCGGGAACAACCGCCGCAAACGGAGCGCACGCCATCGAGTCTACGTCGGCGGCAGGAACTATAGGTGTTACAAATGCCAGCACATTGACGGGTGGAAATAACTCCTTCGCCTACGGCCTAAACAACGCCAGCACAGGCGCAGTCACCATAACATCGAGCGCGGTAACCGGCGGGAGTGGAGGCTCCTCCACCTACGGCCTAAACAACGCCAGCACAGGAACGATCACAATCACATCTAGCACGCTAACGGGAGGGATTGGCACCGCTTCCTTCGGCCTAAACAACGCCAGCACAGGAACAATCACCGTCACATCTAGTACGATAACGGGCGGGAGCAACTCCAGCGCCTACGGTCTCAGCAATACCAGCACAGGAACGATCACAATCACATCTAGCACGCTAACGGGCGGAAGCGGCACAAACGCCTACGGTCTCAGCAATACCAGCACAGGAACGGTCACCGTTACTTCCAGCACACTAACGGGCGGAAGCGGCACCACCGCCTACGGCCTAAACAACGCCAGCACAGGAACAATCGTATCGACAGGCGACATCACCGCGACCAACTCCGCGAGTGGCTTATCCTCAGACAACACCGCAGCCAACGTCAAAATTAGCGGATCGCTCATCGGTAGCGCAAACGGAATATCTGCCATATATGCGTCCAAATATCTCATCGACCCAACTCCGACCACAGCAAAATTCCGGCAAGGCAAAAACGGATCAACAACATACAGCGATTTTTTCACCGCCGACAACAGTTTCGGACAAGCCGCCATCACAGACGTTCGCTTTGGAACCGTGTATGCAAGCGGAGCACTTACGGGCGTTGCATACATTCCAGCGGCGGGATCAGTTGCACTTGGCGTTCCCGTGGATGCGACCACAGGAACAGCAACGCTAACCGCAGCTGACGTCCGCGCCGCAATAGGCCTCGCCACCGCAAACCTCGACACTCAACTCGCCGCGATACCAACAGCGGCAGGGAATGCAAGCGCCGTCAGAACGGAACTCGCGCCGGAGCTTGTGCAAGTAACAGAGATCCACGCGATCCACGGACTCGATATCGCAAACGCGCTAACGGTAACGCCAACGCTACGCTCGGCGGGAGCTATCACACAGGCGATCACCGGAGACGGAACTACGAGCACGATAGTCACGCGAGTCTAAGCGTATGCTAGCTTCCCTGCTCATCGCAACGCAGGGCTTAATGCCAAGCCCGACGCCGATTTCAATCGGCGTGCAGGGCTTGTTATTCGTTTCGGTAGTCCCGCCAGTTCCTATCGCTCCGACCGATCTTCCTGGGGGTGGGGGAAGGCGTGACGAGCGAAGGGTAACGCTCTACGCTATCGGCAACAGACTCCGATATTCAGTCGGGAGCGTCGATATAAGCGCAGGAACGCGGATAAATGTAACAGGCAGCGCGTTCAATTCTCGCACTTCTGACGCTTCGCTTTCGATCAGCGCAAGCACAACAGCAAAAGGCAACCGAAACCATGCCGGCACGGGCCGCGCAGGAGTGTCTATATCGTCCACATTCGACGTCGTCGGATGCGAAGAAGAGAACGAACTTGAAGTTTATTTGATGGCACAAGCAGCGATGGAATTGATGGACAGCATTTGACATCCGCGCCTTCGAATGGATGTCATCGAAGGCGTATCAATAATTTCAATCGGCGAAGCGAAAGGCCACGGCCTATACGTTGACGAGCAGACTTTGATGGAAGTCAAAGAATGCGCGGAGTCATACAAGGGCGGCGTCAAGGTCAACCTAGACCACGGCGCAGGCATTAAAGACATCGTCGGTTTCGTAAACAATTTCCGCATCGTCGGATCGCAACTCTTGGGCGATCTCAACCTTCTCCAAACATCGCCAATGCGCGATTACGTCTTGGAGATTTCAAGCAAACTTCCCGACACGTTCGGGATCAGTATCGCATTTAGCGGGCCGATCCGTGAAGTGAATGGGATGGACTTCGCGAGCTGCACCGAGCTTTACAGCGCCGATCTCGTGCAAACTCCAGCCGCAAATGCGACCGGGCTTTTCAGTTTTACCGCCAAGCAAGTTGACAAATTTTTCAAACAAATGGAAGACGCAACAATTGAAATCGAACCAAAGGAGGACGAGGTCAGCATCGCCGACATCGTTTCTCGTCTCGCCGCTCTTGAAACCGCCTTCGGCGACTACAAGAACAAAATGGAAATGCCAGCCGAAGATCCAGCCGCAGAGCCTATGAAGGAAGAGATGGCCGCTGAACTCAGCGCAATTTCCAAGCTCGAAGCCAAGCTCGACACGATCATCTCGAACTTCGGAGCCGCTCCAGTAAAGGCTTCGGTAGTAGCTGAAGAGAAAGCCGAAGAGAAATTCGACTTGAAAGCGATCATCACCCAGAAAACCGAGGAACTCGGCAGCCGCACCGAAGCGATCCGTTTCGCAATGCGCAACCACCGCGAAGCCTACATCGAAGCCCGCGACAACAACCAACTCAACTTTTAATCCCACCTAATTTATGGCAACACAAAACGACCTAGGAATCCGGAGTTTTAACTTCGCTTCCGCTATCAGCGCCAACACTCTCGTGAGCGTGTCAGGCGACAACGCGGCGCAAGCCGCATCAACCGGAGCCGCAGCAATCGGAGTTGTCCAAGACGACACCGCAGCCGCTGATCAAGGCGCCGTCAAAATGTTTTTCCCATCGCAGTTCGGCATCGTAGCCGCCGCCGGTATCGTTACCGCAGGCAGCTCGGTCTTCGCTGTGACGAACGGAACCATCGTCGGAAGCCTCGCAGCCAGCGCAGCGACTCTCGGCATCGCGATCAACAGCGGCGTAGCCGGTGACATCGTCGAATACGTCCCTAAGTTCAACCAATAATTTAACTACCCACTATGGCACTCTCATACACAACCATTCGCGCAGACATCGCCCAGGCTGTCTTCGAAGGTCTCAGCAACAAAAACAATTTGTTCATCGGCACAGAAGTCATGCCCGTGTTCAGCTCAGACGTTCGCTCCGGCGCATATCTGAAATTGAACCTCGGCGACTCCGAAGCCCTCAACGACGACGCACTCAAGATCGCCGCCGGTGCTGGATATCCCCGCACAAGCCGCCGGTTCACAAGCGACTCGTTCGACGCTATCGAATACGGTCTCGAAGAGGTTCTTCCTGACTCCAACCGCCGCGATCTCGACAGATTCTTCGACACCGAAGTTAACATCGCCGCGATGTTGCTCCGCCAGATCCAAGTCAGCCACGAGGCCCGTGTTGCTTCCGCAGCATTCGCCGCCAACGGCCTGACAGCGATCAGCGCCAGCGCAGCCTACACCGAAGCGAACATCACCAGCTTCGACGTCCCCGGCGACGTTGCCGCAGCCAAGCTCGAACTCGCCAAATACGGCGTGCTCGCGAATACATTGATCATGTCCATGCCTGTGTTCGAGCGCATTCGCCGCTCGGCCAAGGTTCAAAACCAATTCTTCGGCATCGTTCCTTCGGATCAAAGCCGTCTCTTGAGCGAAGGCGAAGTGGCCGCCGCTGTCGGAGTCGACCGCGTTCTCGTTGGTCGCGCCCCGAAAAACACAGCCAAAAAAGGCCAAGTGTATTCGGGCGGGTTCATCTGGAGCAA